GGAAGGGCATGGTTTTCAAATGAGTGTGTTGGATTTGTTGTATAGAAAAAATTGGTTTTCTTCGCGCCTTTTTTAAATAATCTCATATCAAATGCTACCTGTTTTTCAACAGCCGATATAGTGTATTTTTTTACCGGCATTTGAAATGGATCAATTTCTTCTACGTCTTGATCTATTTTGTGAATTTTATAGTTAACGCTTCGATCAGACACATTTGAATAGTTTTTAAATACTTTGATGATTGCGTAATTAAAACTCTGCTTAAACAATTCTTCCATAGTTTATAGATAAAAGTTGTACAAAGATAATAAAAAAATTTGATATCCAAAGAAAATTGGCTATTTTTTTACATTAATTTTAATTTTTATTTTAGATCCGTCAGTTTTAGAATACCTGGCTTCTTTTGGGGTTAAGATGTAGTCTTTGACCCTTTTTAATTTATCGACATATTCTTTACCCATCCCAGGTTTGAGATAGGCGACGCTCAAATGAGGATTATAGTCTGGAAAATCACTCGTATATGGAAATTTTTTTAATTCTTTATTTGCTTTACTTAAAAATGCTCCGCCACGAGTAGTATACCCAACTTCAAATTTCAACACATCGTATTTTTCATTTTTAAAAAAACTAAGGTTAAAAAGTTTACAAACATCAAAATCAATGTTTTTTAAGGTCTCTTTGACATCCTCATCAGACACTCCTTTATGCAATCCATAAAGCAATGTTACGTGCGCCTCTGATTCTAATCCATAGGAATCGTCATCATCTTCTTCATAAAGATCATCAGGATTTATTGCATCCTGTATTTTATAGAGTTCAGGAAAATCAAAAAATAACATAACGCATCCATATTCGCGCTTGTGATTTTCAGTTATAATATCCATTAATTTTAGTGACATAATTATTAAAAATCAGATAAAATATTAAAATTTGGATGTTTCATACGAATTGCTTTAATTGCTTTTGCTTGCATATGATTATCCCAATAGTAGGACAAGTCATAAAAATTATTACTGCTCCCGTGTCTCACTAAACTTATATATTCACCTCCTTCGTAATATGGATCAGATTTAACAAGACCCACAGCCTTAGCAATATTATGATGTATAAAATCCCCATCTTTTTGAGCAACATAGAGATTACCGAATCTATCTGCTACTGCCCTTACATTTTTTCCAAAATATCGTAAAGATGTAGGATTCAAAAATATATAAGTACCATGTATTTTTGCAACGGGTCTTCCGTTTAATTCTCTTTGTAATTGAGCTTGAGCTTTTAAATTCTCGTAATCGGTTTTAATATGAAATTTTTCATATGCTTTATCTCCAACGCCCTGTGCATCATATGATCCTTCTTTTATTATATCCAACATTTTAAGCATCAAATAGAGTAATTATAATATAAATATTCCGTCTTTGTCTTTGGCTTGAAGTTTCCATCAATTGTTTTTACTTGGAAACTAACTTTCGTAAATCCATTTTCACTTAATTTGTTATATAATTCACAATCATACCCACTAATCAGAATCTTAGCTTTACTTTCCATGATGGTATTTAAAAACTTTATATGACCTTCCCTGTCCATATCGACCGTGTATCTAGTAGACGTTCGAGTTGATTGTTCATATGGGGGATCACAATATATAAAAACGTGTGGAGCGTTATGTTTACCAATTAATTCTATTCCATCCATGTTGGTAACGATAACTCTAGAAAGTCTATCATGAAGTTCTGGAAGTCTGTCAATTGCCGATAAAAAATCTGAAACTGATTTACTCATTCCTCTTCTGATGTATACATTTTTTGAGAATCCACCGACTCCATTGTGGGATGTCCTATTAACATAGAAAAAATAAAACGCCTGCTCAACCATTGTATTGCCAGGGTTTTTTAATTGCTGAATAAAATATGCTCGGATATCTTCAGAATAAAGAACCAAATCACATTTTTCTTTAAACTCTTTGAACATTTGTGGATCGGAAAGTACTTTATATAATGCGAACACGTTCTGATCTAAATCATTATACATTTCGATCTCCACGGGATCTCTTTTTAGCCCGATACTGAATGAACCACCGAATGGTTCGATGTATGTGTCGTATGTTTCTCTTTTTGGAAAGTAATCTATTATTTTATTGAACATTGTTCCTTTGCCTCCGAAATACTTAATTGGGGAATTCATTAAACCATTTTTCTAACACTTTTATCAACCTCTCTTCATCGGTATCAGTTAAATTACAAACGAAAGCTTTAATATCTTCTTTCTTTCTATTTTTACGATTCTTCCTAAGAATCTCATCGACCTCATCTTTTTCAATAGGAGAATCAAGATATGGCCCCGTTGACTCTTCGCCTGGCTCACGTAACATCAGTATATACGGTGCAAAAATAATTCCTGGGTTATCTAACTCCTTGGATTTATAAATAATAACTACCTCACCTTGCTCCATATACGGATCATGGTATACAGGAATTGTACCCATATTTGTTTTATGGTACATAATGTTTTCTCTTGAATCAGGATTTTCCATTGTTGTTTAGATTATCTTTCCATCTCGTTTCTTTCAGTACAGCAAGGGATTTATAAATACAATAAGCTTCTTCCTGTGTATAATCCGTTTTTCTGTCCAAATTCAAGAGATGTCTCTATTATTTTGATTGACGCGTCGATATCCATCGTTTCAACAAACTCTACTAGCTTGGCACGATCTTTAAATTCGACTAAACCTCCAAATATTGTTTCCATAGTTTAAAATATACGAAAAATTATTTATATTACCAAATATTTATCTATATGGTTATTATAAATAATAAACAATTTCCTGCTGAATATCTATCGAAACCCGAAGAACTTGCCAAAGGAATGATGGGCAGAGATAAACTTGAAGGATGTATGGTATTTAAAATGGGAAAAGGACATCATTCATTTTGGATGAAAAATTGCCTAGTCCCATTAGATATTGTTTTTGTTCTTAATAAACGAATCAGTATGATTCATCATAATTGTCCCGTAGAAGACCCTCACCGAATGACCTTACCTCGGTATACAGGAATGGGAGATCATGTCATAGAGTTCCCCGCAGGTACTGCCAGCGGTTGGAAAATAGGTGATAGAGTTAATATGTACCTTGGAACACCTCAGAATCCTGCTTAATTTCAACAAATTTATATCCATATTTCTTCTCAGTATATTTTTGCGTCGTTAAATATAGATTACTTAAATTACAATTAACAATTTCTGCAAACTCTTTATATGAATATGTGATATTATTATAAATAATAAATTTTTTAGGTTTGTTAGGACTTGCCCTTCCTTTTAATGTATTAGAAATTTTATCTTTCCATTCTTGAGTTATTACTCTATTTTTTTGACGAATAGATTGTTGTAAACAATATTCCTCACTTCTTTTGACTCCTTTGTTTTTACCTAACATAGACTTTCTTTTTTTATCACAGGTTTCTTGACTTTGCTTATAACCTAAAGAACTTCCCGCCACCAATAAAATGTTTATTAATCTCAAATCTGTACTTGTTTTATATTGATCAATGTATCTTTGTTCACTTTCAATTAAATTCTCAATAGGCACTTCTTCAACTATAGAAATTTCTATGCTAGTTCTACCATGTTTGTTATATATGTTTTGAAGTATTGGATTAGTATGAATATTATTTTTTAACATCCATAAATGTTCAAATTTTCTTTTAGAAAATATTGCCGTACTACCAATATAAATGTATTTGTCATATGTTATTTTATATATACAGGATATTGGATTAGTATATCGTCTTTTTTTCGTCAAAATATTTCAATAGTAAATCATTTGCCAGAGATGACAAATTAATATGTAATTCCTTAATCATTTTTTCGATTTTAGGATCAATAGTAATTGTCGCCCTGACTTTTTTATTACGAGGATTTATTTTTTCCCTTCCCATATTAATAAATATCTTACTTTTTATATAAATATGATTTTTAAAACAAATATTTCACTTTAGGTGTCGTTTTTTCTAAAATCCAGAAAAAACTGTTGTGTTTTCTGGCGTGTTCTTGTTTATTCCATTTTCCACCAAAGGAATTGATCCTCATTTTTGCTACTAAAACGAAAAGATCTCTTGGATAAAATCCGATTTTCATCGCCATATTCATAATCATTACATGTGTAAAATGATTCTTGCCCCCACTCACTGTGTCCATTGTCTTCATTACAACTAACCCATCTTTTTCACAAATCCGATAAAGTTCTTGTAATGTATTATAATAATTAGTTGTTAATTTTTCATATGTTGTATATCCTTCAAACCTCTTAGCAATTACTGAACTACCTTCTTTGTTTTCTTTATATAATTTTCCAGATATTATGAACGGAGGATCGTACATTATAGTTTTCATACTACCATCTTCAAATGGTAGATGTTCGGAATCTGCTTGTATTGTGTCATCGGTCATTGGGACTAGATCCGTTTTTATTCTTGGCTCAGGCAAATTTTTCCAAAACAATCCTCTTGAATAGGTACAATCAAGATCAAACCGATTAATCTTATATAAAGTCATTATGTTTTTGATGACCTCATAGTTGCTATTATAAACACTTTTTACAGGAATAAAATCTTTGTCCATTTACTTTACTTTTAGGTTTAATATTGTTAATATTGGTACAAAGATAAACTAAAATAAATTAGAAAACAAAATATTTATTAAAAAAGATTAATATGAGTCCATGCGGATGTAAAGGTAAAAAAACAATAGTATCACCAGCACAACAACCAGCAAGAATCACATATGTGGAAAATGGTGAAATAAAATCAAAGCCAGCGCCATTGCCGTCAACAGTTGTGCCAGCACAAGAGGTTGAGAATATTGTAAATAAATTAAACGAGATAACCGTTCCCTAAACAGTTCTTAATTTATGATACCATATTAAATTTTATTCTATGAAATTGACATTTTAATAATTTCACGATTTCATTTTGACGGCGTATGTCTTTATCTTTTAAATTACCAAAAGCGTCGAAATGATGTCTTTCATCAAATTCATATATTGCATTATTAATTTCATCATAGCCATCCACCCAATATCCTAATTCGGGAATATAAAATTCACCACCGTTTTCGGCATGTTGTATATGCGTGTTTGTTTCTTCCATTAATTTATTAAAATATTGACAAGCAAGAGGATTATAAAACGGAGATAATTGCCCATAACATTTTTTTAAATGTGCCATTTTTGATAATCTCATTTTTTGTTTTTGTTCATCCGTCAATTTTATACCAAAGTTATGGTGTTTTTCACCTATTCTTCCATATAGTGGAGCTTTTTCTCCTGATTTTGAACAAGAACGACATTCCGATTTTTTTAAATTAGCGTAATTACATTTATATTTGTTAGAATAGATTATTTTTTTATTACATATGGGACAATTTCTTATATTTGTTTTATTTTCATATTCTCCTATTTTAGAATAACAAGATAAACATGGCCGATCTTTTTTAATACTTCGTTCATAAGATATGTTATCCTTATATTTTATTTCTTTATCACAAATAGGACAATTCCTTATAAATTTTTCAATTGATTGATATTTTTTTTGTTGACATTCCTGACATATTGAATTTTTTATATCTGCTCTAATACAATGACTTTTATTTTTATATTTTATTTCCTTTCCGCAAGAAGGACATAATCTTATATATTCGTTCATTTTCTATCTTTCTTTTCATCTTTTTCTTTTATTACTTCTGAAATAACCTTATCAACCCAATTACCTAAAATTAACGAATTTTCCTTACAAAATTTTTTTAATGTTTCATGTGTTTTTTCTGATATTAAAATTGATTTAACTTTCATATTATATTTTTATATATAAATATATAGAATTTTATAAAAATCATAACTTTAGAATTAATTTTATCTCATAAATTACAGATTTAGATGAAATTTCTTTAGTACATTCAAATTCCCTATCAGTTCCTTTATGAACTGGACACCATCGCCAATCGCTGGGATCAAAATTATATTTTCCCCAGCATCCATGACAAACTTCTTTATTTATTATCCTTATTATACCTTCTTGTGGTTCAACATAATCATCAGTAAATCCTGAAATAATTATTGTGGAAGTTCCCGTTCCCCAAGCCAACCATGATAATCCGCTACTAATACCAATAAACAATTCAGATTCTTGGATTATTTTTAAAATTTCTTCAAGTTTTTTATTTTGTATTTTTGTTACATTTTTAGGATTCGTATTGCCCATATATCCATCTGGCTCGCTAGAAAGTAATTTAACTTCATATCCATTTACAATAAGAAAATTAACAACTTCTTGCCATCCATTGGGATTATTCCAGAATTTGCATTGCGCCGTCGAGATGGTGCCTATAGAAACTATTTTTTTCTTTCCTTGTGTAAATACAGGTAATTTAGGTTTGATTTCCACATAATCTAAACCCAATATATCTGATGCCACTTTAGTTAATGGTTCTTTCTTTGGATCAGTTAAATGTTTTTCATAATCAACTTCATTAGGTGAGTTTGGATCTGGTTTATACCCAGTTTTTTTAAAGACTCCTAATCTATAGAGTCCATATACATTATGCACAGTTGTTCCTGGTTCGACAAATTCAATTTCAGGATATTGATTTTTAAATAAATTATTATGAAATGTTGAACAAATAACAATACATTTATGATCAACTCTAAATTTTTCAACATATGGAATCCATGCTAATGTATCACCTATTGACTTGGATTCAAAACTAATTAGTACTCTTTTATTTGTTAAATTTATTTCATACTCAGAATAAAAATCATTATCGATACCTTGTATTCTTATCAACCAATTGATATAATATTTTTTACTACATCTGGCCCAATGATTACTTTTTAAATCTAATTCGAAATCAATTTGATTATTTCTTTTATTAATAAACTGAACACGATATATTCTGTTCATCTGTTCTTTAATTTCGACAAATGCTCCGTCAAGAAAATTTATTTTTATTTCTGGGGGTGTGTTATTCATTTCTTTTGGCGTTTCCGTTTTTCTTATTATTTTATTTAATCCTCGAAATTTATTAATATCATAATCTAAATGATTATTATATATTTCCGTGCCCTGATAATATACAAATATTGTATTCCCTTGCTGATATTTACCTAACTCATAAACAAGCATACTATTCTTCGTTACATTATGAAATTTTTTATAATTTCCATAGGACACTTCTATTAAGTAATCGCCGCCTGAAATAGTATGTAAATATAAATCATCAATATCGTTAACTGCTAAGTAAAGTTGAATATCCATTCTATTTCTGTCCATTCCTGGCCTTTCCCATACTGCGTGTCTGTTTAATTCATTATTATTGGGAATGTATTTACAAACATAGATACTATTAGTAATTTTTCGAGCCGAATTTAAAAAATTTTTCTCTAATTGCCATCTATCTGGCTTATTACGAAAGAATTCATCTTTAGTTTTTATTGTGTCAAATACCTTCACCGCGATATCTGTTCTAATTGAAAAGATATATGTTGTACAATAAGGTTTTTCATTTGTTATTAATGACGAACCTTCATCGTACTCAGTAATAACCACATCGAAATCTCTAATTCTTTCTAAAAATGTCTGGCGATACTGTATAGGATGCGGTAAATTATCATCGTCTATAAAATGAATATATTTTTTACCAAGATATTTAGAAAAATTAAAAGCATTTTTCATTGTTTGCCATACCGCATAATCATGATGATATTCACGAAGATTTTCAATACGAAAATCCTTCGTATCTGACCACCTGACACTATTAACGCCAAAATCCGCAAATTCATCAGTAATTAACAATGGATTGTTTCTATCATAAAGGCAATAATCTACCATTTTCTGTATTTCAGGTTTAATTGGGTAGTGGCCAGCTAATAAAATAGGTATATCATATATTCTTAATCTCTCTATTAAGGTGATTAACTCATTTTCTCTTGACTCATTATTTGGCCAAGAATCGATTACAAAAATATCTTCGTTGAATTGTGACATTATCGTTTTGTTATTATGATTATTCCGTTTAAAAAAATTATTGATTCTATGTCTACTCTACAGGATGGTTGTTGCTCTTGTGAAAGTGGAATAAGATCCAATTCTTTTCTGTACCGATGAAACTTTCCGTTTACATCATATTGTAATCCTCTAAAATTTATATCATCGGTTAATTTTTTAAAATATTCCATTGATGTTCCTTCTTTCAAATATCCTCCTTCAAAATCACTCCAATATGATGTGGTACAATCTTCAATAATATAAACTCCGCCAGTTGTAATTGATGGAAATAAATGTTCAAATGAGTATATTACATGTGAATTCATATGTGATCCATCATCTAATATCATATCAAATGGCCCGTGTTTTTTTGAAACTTCAGTTAAAAAATTACCATCTATTTGTGATCCAATTTCAATATTAATTCTATCTTCTTTGTAGTTCTTACATTCGGGTAATATGTCAATACCGATAATTTGTGAACGATAAAAATAATCTTTCCATGTTCTTAATGATTCTCCTCGGAATACTCCAATTTCTAATATTTTTAAATTATCATATCTATTAAATGGTAAATATTTTTCATATTTAACACAATAATTGTGCATATAGGAAGATTTATCTGTTCCATATGAATTTGCTATTATATCCAGTGTACTCATCTCCAAAAATATAACATTTGTAGCACATTATTTGATCCCAGAAATAAAATATGTGAATTAAATCCTAATTTATTCAATCTTTTAATAAACTCTGTTCTTTGTTCCTCCGTATAATCGACGCCGCCCCAATTATGATATTCCATTCCTATTGCTTTTATCTTCATTAAATTTTCATCCGATATTCCCTTAAAAACCTGATGTTCGGCGCCTTCAATATCAACTTTTAAAAAATCTATTTTATTAATTAATTCTGTTTCAAATAGATAATCTAATGTATATGTTCTAACACTATAACTTCTTGTACAATTTAGTATCCCTAAAATATTTGATCCTCCAAGATGATCACTTTCATATAATGTGGTTGTACCAATTGAATCACTCATTGCGGCATTAAATAATACAGTGCGAGGATCGGAGTTTAATTGAAGTAATTCAAAATATCTTTTATCGGGCTCAAATGTAATTACCTTACTCGCCCCCTCTTTATACGCCCATCTGGTGAATACACCGATATTACCGCCTAAATCAACAACAATATCACCATCGCGTATTCTTTTCTCTCGATTGAGGTAATAATCCCTTAAATTATATATTTCATGATAAACCGCATAATCCCATCCACATTTATTTGCAATATCCATTGTGCCGCCTTCAAAATCTTTAATTTCTCCAAGATTTTTAAGGTTATAAATATCGGTATAGAAATATTCAGATTGATAGAAATTATTATCTCTTTTAAATTTAATAAATTCAATCATTTTATCTGAAACTTCACGATCTTTATTCCCATGAAAATAAATTATTTGATCTTTATCCTTGGGAATAAATTTATATCCATAAACTTTATCAAAATTTTGAGGGCCAGGTTCGTTCCAAAATTTATAAAAATCATTTATTACTCCTTTAGTAAATCCATCATCGCCATCATACCCTGATGTGTCAAAATTAGATAACGGAAGATGTTTTTTAAATCCATATTTCCACCTTAATCCATTATCAATGCTCTCATCGTTCCATAGGAAATATGTTTCATATAATTTTAAATCAACTGTCAAGTATTCCTTGATTATTTCATTAAACCACCATTTACAATTTTTATTATAAATAAACATACAGATATGCATATATGGCTTTGAAATGTTTATATTCCATAATTTACATAGATTTTCATTAAATAATTGGTTTTTATTATTATTATTTTCATCTATATAATATCCTGAAAATTCTTCTGGTATATGAATATCGGATAATGGATAATTTTCAATTTGTGGAAAATATTTCTCAATAGTATCGATATTATAATTTACAACAACATCCCCATCGATCCACATAAAACGATCATAGTTCTCATTTAATGACTCGATACACGCATACTGCTTCCAGTACCATCTATCATATTTGGAGTGTTTAGATGGGTTTATTCTTCGTTTAATCATATTTGGCGACTCGAATGGAACATCACAATCCACTCCATATACTAAAACCTTATTTTTAGAAAATTCATTCAGGGATTCCACTAATTTTTCAATCGTCGGCATATATTCTAAATTTCCCGCTGTAACAAAAATAAACGGATCGGTTTTTTTTTCTAAGATTTTAGAAGCGTCTTTTGCAACTTTATCCCAATTAAATTCATTATGTATTAATGTTGATTCTTCTAAACTTTTCTTTTTATAATCATTATAATTCTCATATGCGTTTTTCATTTGAACAACTAGATCTTCAAAATCTGGCTCACAATATTCGCCGCCAACTTCTTTATCACCAATATTTGCGGGTCTAATATGTGAAATTTTAACAGGAATACCTTTATCTCTGGCAAATTGAAGTTGTGCTCCCCAATTTGAATAAATTGATGGAGTACCACAACTCATTGATTCACAAAGAGGTAATCCCCATCCTTCACTCCTCGCACATGAAACAAAAACATCTCCTTGCTGCAAATAATCAACATATTCTTTTCTACTTACAAAATCAAGAAATTTTATGTTATCATAATCAACATTATATTTTTTAATTCTATCGGCGGTAGATCGTGTTTCATCACTTGGATATGGGTTTTCAACAGAACAAACAAGTTCTACATTATTATTACCTTTAAATGTTTCTCCAAACGCTTTAATAATTTCAGTTGTTGATTTTCTATAATCCCATCTACCAAATAATAAAAATCTAAATTTATCTTTTTTAATAATTTTTTTTGCAGGTTTAAACACATCGATATCTACACCTTCGGTAACAATTTTAATCTTCTCAATGGGATATCCTTGTTCAACCAGAGAATCAAATTGCCATTGCGTTGGAACATACATTTCGTCAAAATATGATAAACGCTGAAAAAAATGATCAGGATATCTTGTTGATTCATAAACACAAAATCCTATTTTGTATCCGTCATAATTTTCATAAAAATAATAATTATCCATATCTTGTAATATGATATGTACATCAGGTTTAAAATCACCCTTATAATCATACATCGGATAATCCGTTCTGGACTTATCATTATTGAAAAGAGTTTGAAGAATTAACATATCCTTCATTTCCTTTGTAATATATGGTTCATCGTCGTGCGGGGTGTTGTTCATTCCTTTCCATCCATTGCCAATAGTTAAATTTCGTACTTTAACAGTATGATATTTGTTTAATGCACAAAAAAATGATCTAGTGTGGTTAGCATATCCTGTTGTGCCTATAAATGAACAATGCGCTAATATTTTCATGTTCTATACAATATTGAATATAAGTGTTCTTTTAAATTATCGTTATTATGTTTTATTATTTGGTCGGCATATTCCCATCCATTTGGTATATGCGAGCATAAAGCAAATATTTGTTGTAATTTTACTATTTCTTCTTTCCGTTCTTTAGGGTAATTTAGTACAGTATTTTTAAAAAATGAATCATCAACATCTTCATTATTTCCGTTGTATAAATTATTATTAACGCAATATTCCCCTAATTCTGTACCACGATATGGTTGAAATATACTTGTCCACGCAATTGTTGGATTAATATGACAATTTAATTTTAATAAATTTAATTCATCTTCAAATGTTGTATTTGGAAGTCCGAGCATTTGTTCTGTTCTTAATTTTATTCCTGCGTCCAATAATCTTCTACAATTTACAAGAATTACATCATTTCGCATTTTTCTTTTTAATACCTTTTCTCTATATTCTTCGTCATATGTTTCAATTGCAATTGTGGCACCAACGCACCCACTATCAATCAATAAATCAAGTTTCTCATCATCAAGAGTTTCAATTCTCATTTGGGCATGATATGGCCTTTTACCCCATTTTTCATTAAATTCTTTTAACCATTTCTTATTATATCCAAAAAAATCATCTTGGAAATATATTAATTCTGCATCTAATGAATTTGCTTCTTTAATAATCGAGTCAACCGTTCTTAATCGTACTTTACCATCAGGATATAGTTCTTTGTATAGAGAATTATAACAATATGTACAACTAAATGGACAACCAAAAGATGTCATTATATTTTTTATGCGATTATCTCTATGAATCGGCGAATAATAATAAAAATTTTCTCTATCAGGAATTAACAAATCAGGATTAACTAATGGATAGATTTTTTTATCATCCATATTTGGAAAAGATAATACACTTTCACCTCTGAATACATAATCAGCATATTCTTTACATTCTTTATAGAAAAAAGATGCATGTGGGCCTCCAATTACTGTTATTACACCATATTTTTTTGCTTCTTTACAAGCCTCATATACTTCAATATGATTACCTGTATATGTACTAAATCCCACCAAATTAAAATCTCTTAAATCAATATTATAAAGAGGTATTCTTTTTCCATGATAAAGATAATAATGAACATCGTGTCCCTCATCCATCATTGCTTTTCCAATAACCATTAAACCAAGAGGCTCTATAATTGAAAATTTTTGAATTAATAATATTTTCATATCGTAAATATACGAAAAAATTATTATAAAAAGAAATGGTTATTATGTTAACATAGATCTAAACTTAGACATAAGTAGGCCAAGATAAATACTACCATTCCAATAAAATCTAAAATGATCAATATCATTTTCGGTATCTGACAATACGGGATATACACCTTGTGGCCACCAAATGTCACTATCCCATTCACTTACTTCCCAAGAGTCACCAATATGTTTAATATTTAAGAAATATTCACCTATTTTATTTGGATTAGTAAAGAGAATTAGAGAAACATTATCAGTTAGTTCGAGATATGCATATTCTGAAACTGTCCAATCAATCGTTGTTGTTCCTGTATTAAAAGTAACTACCTGTTCGGTTGGTTGTTTATATGATAATTTCCCCGACTCGTCATCATATAAAACATTAAGAAGATTAGTGCCATAATCAACTGGTAATGATCCACCTTCATCGACAGGATTTGCAATATACACATTTCCATAACCACTAGTGCCATGCCCCCCAGCTATAAAAACATCACCACCCATAGCATTTTCACTATCTCCACCAAAAATATTAATACTTCCACCTATTGCAAAATGACTATTTGTTGTTCCTCCAGTAATATAAACATCACCACCTCTACCTCCAGTGCCAGAATTGGTTGTATATTCGTCGCCTCCAAGTAAATATAAGTTACCTCCATTGTCATTTAGAGTATTACCAGAAGTGTTTGCTCCTCGAATTATAAAATCGTGTGTATAATCATCTTCTAATGCTATTAATACCTGTCCATCAGGTAAATCCTCTATTTTTATGGTAAAGGCTTCGGGATCATTGGGATTAGTTCCGAGAAAAACATCACCCATACTAAGGGTACTATTATTATCACATATTCCAGGTGAAATAATTATATCTCCACCATATCCATTACTACTACTAACACCTCCACCCGTAATATAAACACGTCCCCCAGTACCAGCAGTACCATTATTATTATGTCCACCATGAATCTCAACATATCCACCATCAAGTTGATCATTAATTAAAGTATCTCCAGCACGAAGCTCAAGGAATCCACCCCCAGCTCCACTAGATGAAGCATCTCCTCCATGCACAATCAAACTACCGCCAGGTTCACCGCCAGTACCTTCTATTCCATAAATTTGATTACCTCCGCCAGTGCCACCGATCCGAACATTACCAACACCAATACCATTAGAAGCAGTTACAGGAGATATTAAATTTACACCTGATTCATACCAAAGTAATTCAGTAACGCCAGATATTGCTCTATAACTTATTCTACCACTTGATGAATTATAAGAAACAACATAAGGATCTCCTTCAGTTGCTTCTGGTAGATTTTCAAATAAAAATTCTCCTCCAACACTTACGCCATATCCACGCTGAAATACAACATCACCTCCTAAACCTGATCCCCCTTCAGCATTAGTAGTGCCTCCAATAATATAAACACGTCCTCCAATAGTGTTACCAGATCCACCTTGAATATAAACATGTCCACCTGAAGTTCCAGTAGGACTACTAGCTGTAGTGAGTCCGCCTTGAATTATAACATCTCCACCTTTACCTCCACTACTTGCTCCTTGAGATCCTCCGACTACCAATATAGATCCTGCATCCATAGGATCAAGCATTTCGGGTATTAGATCATTATTATTATTTCCTCCTTGAAGTATAAAACTATATCCATTAAGCGTATTACCCGTATCTTGATCTCTTGGGCTAAGCCATATCGTTTCACCACCATAATCTCCAAGTACTTCAGGTAGATACATAGTTTTAAGTTCAAGGCTCCATTTTTCATTACCAATATAAACTTTAGACCTATTATTTATATCGGAATTTGCTCTCGTTCCCCCAATAATATAAATGTCTCCACCATAAAGTTCACCAGCATTGCTAGTAGTTCCACCAGAAATAATAACATTTCCGCCGCGGCCGCCAGTAGTTGCTTCTATTTGATCTCCTCCTTTTATTATTATGTCGCCTGCGGGATCTGATTCACTATTTCCCCCTGCAAGATAAAAATTCTGACCAGCGCCGCTACCTTCTCCGCCTGGGCTAAACCATATCTGATTATTTTCTATAGTTTTAAATCGAAGGTACGCTATATCATTACTTATAAAAACATTAGACCTATTATATAGATCAGGATTTGGCGAAAATCCACCTACAATCCAAACATCTCCTCCTGTTTCTCCAGTGGTATTACTGGAAGATCCGCCTA